CACGGCCCGCATCCGCGGGGCCGTTCTGAACCCCCCGATCCCCTAAGGAGTCACCACCATGGCCGACTACGCCATCGGGCTGTCGTTCCACAAGGCTCACCGGACCCTGGTCCGCGCCGTGGAACTGACCGCTCCCCGCCGCTACTTCGCAACGCGTGCCAGCGACGGTTTCGTCACGCTGCCGACGTTGGACGCCGGCCAGTCTTACGTGGAACTGCAGGCCATTACGCAGTCCAACTTTCAGATCAACGACAACGACCAGGAGTTCCGCATCCTGGGTGATGACGGCTGGGCTGACAGCCTGATCACTGGTTCTCGTGTGCAGGCGTCGAACACCGCCTACTTCATGAAGGACACCGAGGTCCAGGCGAGCGGCGTACCCCTGTTCCGCGGCAACTACGACGAGGGCTTCGCCCTGATCGAGAAGTGCCGTTACAACAAGGACTTCGAAATCTACGTCGAATTCCTCAAGGAAATGGGCCAGTCTCAGGGGTCCAGCGGTGACTACATCTATGACTTCACCGGCTTCAACTGTGTTCTCATGAACTTCAATGAGAGCAAGTCAGCAGAGGGCTTGACTGAAGTCACCTTCGACATGATGTCCCGAGGACGCCCGGTCTTCGGTCGCTACAACGCCGGCGGTGCACCGCTGTCGTTCGGCGGTATTCAATCCGGCCTGCTGCAGATCAACGCGGGCAGCCGGTGGGCCACACTGTCGCCCGCGGACAACTCGTTGTCAGTGAGCGTCAGCAGCGACCTCACTGTCACCTATGTGACAACGTCAGGTGGCAGCACAGCAGTCCAGGGCTTGAACCTGAACCCGGCCGATGGCGCAGGCTACCGCCTCGAGGTTGCCTCGACCGGCGCGCCGGTGCCGGCAACTGTGAGCCTGGCGAGCAACGTGGTGACCATCAACCCCAGTGCCAACCTCACGGCCGGAACGATTTACCGCCTGCGCGTCGCCGACGGAGCCGTCACGCAGACCGTTGACGGCACCGGTGCCTACTCCGTAAGTGGAGTACGGCGCCCAGTGGAGGGGCTCGTTGCCACGTTTCGCACAGCTTGATTCGGGCCCGCCCCCACCACCACCTCCTCCTCCGGCAAGCGCGTTCTTCCTGTTCAACAACTGGTCGGACAGCCCACCGGGCGACACCGGCGACTTTCTGTTCAACTGAGTCAAGCACCCCCTCATGCCCCGCTAACGCGGGGCTTTTTCATCACATGACGACCCACCCCGAGCACGAGCTCCTCATCGACCCATTCCGGTCTGTGTATGCAGTGAACTGCCGGGTGGAGGGCGAGACCTTGCATTGTGGAGCCCTCTACGTCGAGCCTCAGAATCCGTTCGACCGTATACGCTTAGCGTATGGCGACGCTAGTATTGAAGTTGAACTTCCGCCTGAGCTGATCAACCAGCCACTCCCACACAGGGCTTGGCAGGTTGCTCTACCTATCTCCGATGAGCAAGTACGCCAGCCTTCTGTTCCCCGTTGAGAGATACCACGAGATCGGACCATTCCGTTTTCCTGTGTACAACGACCTCGTCCCTGGTGAGGCCAAACAGATCGAGGCTATTTCGCGTAAACAGTCCAGCTCGACATTTGCGTCAATCAAACTGGCGCAGCGTATTGCTAAAGACAAGAGCATCAGCACGAAAGAAGCTATCGATCTGCTTGGCAACACCAGCGAAGAGAATCAAGACCTCCTCTACGACTACGCCGCCGAGCTCGAGGAGCTCCAGAAGAACAGTGTCGGCGCCGTCGAGCAGCAGGTTGCCTTCGTGACCCTGTTCATGCAGTACCGGGCCGAGGTCAAGCTCCCCAAGGCCAAGGACTGGCAGCGCCTTGAGGACTGGACCGAAGCCGACACCGAAGCCATGCCCTCAAAGCTGATGGAGGACGTGTTCCGCATGATCGGCTGGGAGCGTGACGGCTGGCCGAAGCCCGAAGCCGAGGGAAAGCCCGAGGACGAGGAGCAGGAGTTCAGCCCTCCCCCGACGAGATCCTGAAGGACTGCGAAGCAGTTCTACGCACAGCGCCGACGGACTGGGACGCGATCTACATCCGCCTGCGCACGTCTGCGCTGAGTGACGACTTCCCCCGAGAGCGGTTCCTACGCACTCCGGTGAGCACGATCCGCATGGTGTTGCGCGAGCTCGAGCAGCGGGAACAGGCCGAGGCGAACATGAACGCGCTGGCGACGGCGCGGCTGACACAGCTGGTGCTGCAGGTCGCGCACGGGTTCTCGGGCTCGAAGCGCCCCGCGCCGAAAGTCGCGGTCAAGGACTTCTTGCCCTACCCGGACTGGCGGCCGTCTTCAGCCGCGGAGGCTCAAGGTCCGGACCAGCCGACGAAGTTCATTCTCAGCGAGCTCGGAAGAAAGCACCTGATTCCGATTCATGTGCTCGCCGCGCTGATGACCCCGCCAGATCAGCGGCCGTAACATACGGGTAGCGCATAGGGAAGGTCAGTGGCTGATTTTCAGCTCAAAGTAACGGCTGAGACTCAAGACGCCGAGAAGAAGCTGCAGAATATAGATAAGACAGCAACTGAAGCGACACGTGATAGACCAATTAAGATAGAAATACCAAACTATAGTCAGCTGTCAAAAAACCTTGGAGACTTAAAGAAGGATATTGGGGATGCAGCTAATACAGTAAAGCAGTTTTATAGAGTAGCAGGTCAACTTCCCGTTGGACCTGTCAAAGATATTAACGAGATGGGGGCGCAGCTAAAGAATGTAGCAGTAGCAGCAAATGACACACGCAAAAGTGTAGGGGATGCCGGTGACGTAATACGAACCACGCTAGATGGTGCTGGAAAAGCGGCAGAAAGCCTAGTCAGCAGGCTAACAAGGGTCGCGTTCAGCTTATACGTCATAAATGAAGCTGTGCAGGCAGTGAATGAAGCATTTGGAGGAATGTTTAAGGCCACGATTGGCCGTGAAATTAAACTCCGAGAGACCATTCTAAAAACACAGACCACGCTTGCTTCAACAAACAAGGTATTTCGGGGTGGAAAAGAAATTACAGACCCCTACGAGAAGATTGTATCCCTAACTGGCGAAGTCGAGAAGCGGATTGACTCTATCCGAGAGCGATCGATCGCCTTAGCCGGAGTCACCTCCAACGATGTAATCGAAGTCTTCGGGATTGTTGCCTCTCAAGTTGGGCAAATTGGGGGAGGTCTTAAAGAGGCCGAAGACCTTGCCATAAACTTCGCCGCCGCACTGGGCACCTTTGGCATTCCCCTGTATCAAGCCCGCCAGGAGATCGGCTCGATCCTCCGTGGTGACATCACCACGGACTCCTACCTGGCGAAAGCGCTGGGCATCACCAACCAAGACATCGCAAAAGCGAAGACTGAAGTAGGCGGAGTAGTTAAGTTTTTGGAAACTCGCCTTGCAGCGTCAGTCGCAGGCCAGAAGATCGCAGCTCAGGGATTTTCAGGAGTAGTATCCAATATCAAAGATATTCAAGAACTTGTAAGTCAGAGCTTTGGCCGGGGCTTACTGGATCCACTACTGGCTGGGTTAACACAGGTATTTGAATATCTTTTCAAGATTAGAAAACAACTACTAGACGTAGCGGGAACTGCTGGGCAAGCAATAGGCTCTTTTGTACAAGTGGGAGTATCAAAAATAGTAAGTGGAACGAACACAGAGGGTGCATTTGGGTCAATGTCGACCCGAGCCCTAAATGAGATCAAATACGGGGTACTTAGCGTACGAGTAGAGGTCAGCCGAGCCCTCGACACTGTATCTGAACAACTAGGGACTCTTCTGGACAGGGGTGTCTACATTTTCGCGGCACTTACGAAAGGACTATCGGACTTAGCTGGCGGGCTCCTAAGCCTAAAGCTTGAGCAATTCAAAGCAATGATAGGGCTGTTAGAGGCTGTATCACGTGGGTTGGCTGCCGCCGCTGGTGCCACCAGTGGATTCCTCTCTGCCTGGGGGGCGCTGCTGCGGACTCCAATAGCGCAGGAGCTTGCACAGATTCAGGCAAATGCACAATTGCTGAACACTATAGGGATCATTCCGCTAATTAAGACAGGCTTCATATTGAAGGGTGTAATAGACAATTGGTCGCGGGTTGTTCAGTTTGTAATTACACAATTTAACATGCTACGAAATATAGTAGGCGGAGTAGTGGCTGCCATAGGCACAATGATCGCAGCAATAGGCAGAAGTGGAACTGCTGCGCTCACCGCATGGACTCCTGCCGGAGTTGCGCTAAAAGCACTGCAAAAGGAATTGCTCGCGGTCACAGTTCAACTGGAAACAGTAGGAACTGCGGCGCAAAAAGCCGGGACAAAACTTGGTGGATTAAACGATAACACTGGAAGGCTAGGCGGCGGATTCAAAGACCTAGTAATTGGAATGATTAAGTTTAATGTGATGATGTTTTTGGTGGAGAAGACATTAGGTCTGCTCCTTGAACGATTCTCTGCGTGGAAAGAAGCTCAAGATGAGAGGAAGAATGCCCTAGAGGCGGGACAGGCTCTTAAGTATCTTCAAGCCAATTATCGAAAACTAGGGGATGAAGCCGACTACGCTACAAAAAAGATACTTGAGCTAAAGCAAGCGCAAGTCGATGAGCAGTATGCAAAAGATCTTAAAGCGCTGCAGAAACTTCAAAAAGAATTAGCAGAGGTTAGAAAGGCAAAGGATAAGCTGAAAACATTGCAGCCCAAAGGCCGGCTTGCTGTAGCCACGACAGATCCAACAAATACAACCATCTCAGATATAGATGCTGCTCTGCCCGCTTTGGCGTCACTAAACGCCCAGGAAAGCGAAGCACTACAGAAGATATTTGGGATTCGTCAACGTATGACAGAGGTTGAACGAGTTAAAAACCTAGAAGCTGCGCGCGAAAAGATTGATCTTGAAGATGATAAGAGGGTCAATCTCGAGAAGGAGATCCGGGACCTCCAGCGGCAACACCAAGAAGAGCTCTTCCAGCAGCGCCAGACCCTCGCCCAGAAGGAAGTCGAAATCTTCCGCGCCGCCGGCGAACTGCGCATCTTCCAGATGGAGCAGGCGAACCAGAAGCTGATCGAAGGCGAGGAAGGTGCATCCCGCGCCGCCCTCGAGTCCCTCAACAACTACCTCTCGGTCCGCGAGCGCGGTGAGCTGGAGATCGAGGCCGCCAAGCAAAACCTGGCAGTCGAGGTTGCAAATATGGAGCGCTCCATCCTGAACTACAGGTTGGACATGGAGAAGAAGATCTTCGACCTCCGCAAGCGCGCCGGCGAGAACGACATAGCGTCCGCGAAGGCGCGGGAACAAATGGCTGGTGCAAGCTTCGGCTCACTGAGCGAGATAATCGGAAGCCGGGAAAGCTACGGCGGAGACTACACCGCATTCAACCGCGGCGGGTACGCACAAGGGCACAGAGCAATTGGCAGCGGCAAAGATCCAAACTTGACTAATATGACAATTGCCGAGATTCAACGTCGGCAACTTGCTCCCGGTGTCGCAAAGAATCAGCAGCTGCATGCTGTTGGCAAATATCAGATCATCGGTAAGACCCTGCAAAGCCTATTGCAAGGAAAATACGGCAATACAGGAGTCAAGAGCAGCGATAAATTCACCCCAGAGATTCAAGAAGTACTAGGTAGCGCACTGGCCCGTGCACGCATTGTCCCCGGCAGTGTTAACGAGACCATGGCAGGTCTCCGCGCGGAGTGGGTCGGCCTTCAAAACGTCCCCACCAAGGATCTGCTCCCCGCTGTCAAAGAGCTGATGGCAGGTGGTTCAGCTGCTGCTCCTCGAGTGAGCACAGCCGCGACCCCCCAACTCCAAGGCCGATCTGACATCGGCGACGGAAAGCGCGAGGCCGAGGAGTACGCCGCCGCTGTGCGCGCCGTAAGCACAGCCATGGAGCGGCTACGCATCCTGCAAAAAGCGCTGACAGACGCCAAGAGCAAAGAAGCACTCGAGGCCATCGCAAAGGCCGCCTTCACACCGGTGGCTCTGGAGCAATACCAGGACCAACTAGCCGAAGTGCAGCTCACCTACGAAGCCTTGGCAGCATCGAGCAGCGAAACCTTTGACCCTGAACGCAGCAAGATCGAGATTGACACGCTGGTCAAGCTCAAGGCGGCAGCACGAGAACTGAGTCAGATCGAGATGGCGATCAACGCCTCGAGCTTGCTCAATGCACAAGAGAAGAAGCGTGTAATGGTAGCCATTGGTGAGCAGCATACGAAGTATGTAGACAGCCTAGAATCAGAGGAAACTGCCCTGAAAAGCATTCAAGCGGTGCAGCGTGGTACAGATGCGATTCAGCGGCTGCGCACGGATACAGCTGACATTTACAAAGAGCTCGAAGTTACTAAATACCAAAACAGGTTGGAGAGTGAGGGAGTGGCGCCCGAGCGGATTGCTGCCGAGGTCGAAAAGCTTCGGCTAAAGCAATGGATGACGCAGGAGCAAACGCGCTTGAACGAAGCTCTGGAAGAACAGCGCAAGTTGTTAGACGAACTTCAAAAGCGAGAGAAGCCCAAGAACGAAAAGGACAAAGCCGATCTGCAGCGTCGACTCGACGAAGCTCTGGCAACAATCAAGAAACTGCAGGAACAGCTCGGCCAGTTGCCCAAGGAAGGACAGAAGAAGGCGGACGCAATCGACGCCAAAGCCGGTGAGGTTCAGGACCCCGTAGAAAGTCTCATCGGCCGCTGGAAGCGCGAGCTCACCGACACCAAGGCCATGGTGGCGAGCCTGGCCCAGACCATCCAGTCCGAGCTCGGCAGCGCCATGTCCAACGCCGTCAGCGGCGTGATCAACGGCACCATGACGGTGCAGGAAGCCTTCGGCCAGATGTTCGCCAACATCGGCCGGGCCTTCATCGAGATGGCGACGCAGATGATCGCCAAGGCGCTGATCCTGCAGGTACTGGGGCTGTTCGCTGGCGGGACGCCCAGTGCATTGGTCAAGGGGGTCGATGTACCCATGGCGCAAATGCCCGCGGGCATGCAGTTCCGCGCCTCCGGCGGCCCCATCAGCGCCGGGCGCCCCTACATCGTCGGCGAGCGCGGCCCCGAGCTGGTCTTCCCCGGCGCCGACGGCTACGTCCTGCCGGCCGACCGCACGGCAGCTGCGCTGGCGCAGTCCCGCGCCGCCCTCGGGGGTGGGGGCAGCTCCGCGGCCAGCAGCAGCGCCTTCAGCGAGAACCGCGACGCGCTCAGCACAGCTACATCCATGTCCCGAGAACGGCAAGTCGAACGCTGGCTCACGTCCGGTGCGAGCAGCACGGAGATCAAGTACAGCCGTGTGGGCGCCGGCGATCTGCCATTCGTGACCGAGCAAGACATGCTGCAGGCCACTCGCCTCGCGGCTCAAGAAGGCGCTCGCATGGGTCAGCAACGCACGATGGCCGCGCTGAAGAACAACCCCGGCGCCCGCCGCACGATTGGGATCTGACATGGCTGAGATCGCGATTGGCACCTACATCCATTTCCAGCTCGCTGGTGGCGGAGCAACCAACTACGCCTTTCAGAACTTCCACTCGAATGAGAATCGGGAGTACGGTGGGCTGAACTATATCTACGCGGGCTTCGGGTTCAGTGGTAGCACTGTTGATCTGCAGGGCAGCAATATCCGAGCCTCATTGGTGTTTGCTGTTAGCCCACTGCTTCTCAACTTCATCCAAGAAGCTGCCGACCAACAATGGGTCATTCGAGTTCGCACCGTGTGGCTCGAACCTGACACTTTTGAGGAAACCGGCACTTTCACTGAGGAGGTGTACCAAGTGACTGGCTTTCAGCACGACGGCAGTCGTCTTTCGTTGGACCTGAGCAGCCCCCTCGACGCCGTTTCGGGCCAATCCCCGAAACGTGTTCTCACCCAATTCCTCGTCGGCAGTCTGCCGGCAACCGGCCAAATCTCCTTCCAGTGATGCTGAGTCCGTCTGCCCGCCCTATCGCCCTGCTGCCCCAGGACCGCGAACTGATCACCGTCCTCGGTTGTAGCGAGAGCGAGTACCGCCAGTTTGTGCGCGACTGCATCAAGTACAGCCGCCTAGAGCCCGGAAAACCGGTCAACTTCCTGATCATTCCATTCCTGATTCAGCTGGTTATCGGGATTGCGCTGTCGTTGGCTGCCAGCCTGCTGTTCCGCCCTAAGGCGCCCGGCCGACCCGCCGAGATCCGTCAAAGCTCGCAGCCGGGGCAAAACGTCGTCGGCCGCTCCGAATTCGCCCCTAAGGCTGGCTTCGACTCACTGCAGAACGTCGTCGAGCTGGGCTCCACCATCCCATTGGTGTACGCGAACCGCGAAACAATCAATGGTGTGACCTATGGCGGTGTCCGGGTCAACACCAACTTGCTTTGGAGCCAAATGCTCTCGCAGGGTGGTAGCCAAATGCTTCGCGCCATCTGCTTGGTCGGCGAGGCCACCCTTGGCTCGATCGATCCGGCTCAGTTCGCCTTTGGTGACAACGTGCTCGGGGGATATGACCTGGCGACCGCCAACGCCACCTCGAGCCGCGTGACCTTTTACATGTCACAGGACGGCGGCCGGATCGTGGGGACTGATCGTGTAGCCGGCCGCTCTGCCGCCAATGACGCCGGCAACTCCGAGAACGCTGGTGGGGCCGACGTCTTCGCCATCCCCGGCCTGAACAATGCCTGGACCAGCGACTTCTGCTACAGCTTCAAGCCCAGTACCCAAACCCAGTTCGGCGTCTACCAACTGATTGGTAATGGACTGGCGTTTCGTGTCAACCCTTCTCTGCGTCCGGCCGTGGTGGTCAAGACCGAACCCTCCGGTAGAAGCGACACACGCATCCGCTGCAACCCGGACGGCGTGGCCAACGCCCAGCGCGACAAGTACAACACACTCTTCTCCAGCCGCAGCGGCTTCACCCGTGTCAACGGAGCCTCTGTCAGTGGCCTGGTCAGCCTGACGGTTGGGCAAACCGTCACCTATGAGCTGTCCAGCGCAAGCGACGCCGGCACCGTCTTCATCGGTGTGCAGGAGGGTCCAGACCATGAGGAGACCTGCCGTGATGTAGCGCAGACGGTCTCCGGCCGCCAGCGAGGCTGGGATGACGCCTTATCCGTAGGGGACCTCTACAAGTTCGGTTCCGCCCTGCTGATCTGCGAAAGCCGCAGCCCGCAGGACGACATTTTCGCCTCCGAGGTGGACCAGGAGCCAATCGGAGGCGGTAAAAACATCAGTGTCACTTTCCGCGTCGTCAAAGCCGGAAGCGCTGCGATCAATGGCACCGAAACGAAGAGCACCGCAACCGCCACCAGCCACCTGTTCAAGGTTGCGGTGGCCTCGTTCGCGCTACCCCGTTCCGCCCAGGTTGTGGAACTGGGCTTCCGCAGCACCCTCGGAATTCGCATCAATGGCCTCTGCAACTTCCGCGACAGCCTCAGCCAGGGCGAGATCGATGGTCGAGCCTGCAATTACTACGACGGCCGCACCTACGCCCCCGGCCAAAGCCTGGAATTATCAAGCTACCAGTCAGGTAGTTTTAGCGGATCCGAAACACGTTACGCCTTTTTCAAGATTGGCTACCGCATTGCAGGTAGCAGCACTGACTATACTTATTTAAGTCAGTGTTTCGGGGCACGCAGCGTTACACAGCAAGCTGTGTACAACTTCGTACGGCTGCAAATGCCCTCGATGCAACGCTGGGAATTCCGCCTCGAACCATTGAGCGGCTGGGAAATCAGAAACAGCATCGCTACGGGCACCTTGGAGGTGCTTGACGCTCGCATCAGCGGTTACCGCACCGTCAGCTCCGGATCTGGAGCAGATGCCATCACGGTGGTGTACAGCGGGGAGCCGGTAGCTCGCATCCCTGAGACATTCCGCATCGCAGCGACCAAAGACAAGGGACTGGGCGTCGCCCTGGCCGACAGCGATGACTACGCCGACACTTGGGGGAAGCTCGCAGAAGCATTCCCCTTCGAAGAACTGCAGACCAGCGCCCGCTCCCCCGAGCACGAACTCGTCTACGTCAACCTGCTGGCGCCCAACCCGAACGTCCCTAACTACGACCACATGGCGCTGGTTGGTATGAACCTGCGCTCAAGCACGGAATTCAGCCAGCTGAACCAACTCAGTGTCTACGTCAACCGAGGTATCGCCGGCGGCATCCACACCTTCCCGGAGGTGTTCCAAGACCTGCTCACCAACGACCGCTACGGCGTCGGGACTGTCCTCAGCCCGCAGCAGATCGACACCACCAGCTTTGCCGAGTGCGCCCAGTGGACGCGAAGCCGCCGCTACTTCTTTGATGGCGCTTTAGCCCAGCCCATCAACCTGCGCCAGTGGGGCAGTCAGACCGCCAACTACTTCCTTCTGGATTTGGTGATCCGCGGCGGGCGCTTCTCGCTGCAGCCTGCGGTGTATTTCGATCAGCCTGAGCCCATCACCAACCTGTACACCGCCGGCAACATCCTCGAGGACTCTTTTGAGTTCGTCTACACCGATTCAGATCAACGCACCCCCAACCGCGTCTCGGTGAAGTGGCGCCAGGAGAAAGCCAGCACCGACGCCTCTGCACGCGGCCTGTTCCCCGTCATCCGCGAGGTTACTGTCCGTGAAGCGGGTACGCCGGTGGACGCCCCTCTGGAAGCGATTGACCTAACGGATTTCTGCACGAGCGAAAACCACGCTATCGACGTGGCCAAGTACATCTGCCGAGGACGCCGACTGATCACCCACTCGGTGCGCTTCAAGACTGTCCCTACTCAGGCGGCGCTGGAAGTGGGCCGATGCTTCAAACTGGGTCTGGAAACCATCTCCTATAGCCAGCCCAACAACGGCGCCATCGACGCTACCGGTAGGGTCGTAACTACCGAACCTCTGGCCGACGGCACCTACGACGTCCTGCTGTGGAGTGGATCAACCAACGCCATCGAAGAAGTCAGCCTCTCGATAGTTAACCAGCGCAGCACGAGCCACACCAGTGCAGTGTTTTGCCTGAAGCAAAGCAGCAGCGATGTCCGCGCGTACAAGGTTCAGTCACTCGGCTTCGACGAAGACGGCAATGTAGCTGTAGAAGCTCTGTATTTCCCGTTGCAGACCAACGACTATTCGACTCTCGTGGATGGTTGGGACGTCAATAGTAACTGGATAATCGAAGGTGCAATTGGCACCAGCGAAGGGAGCGGTGCATCCACCAGCTCATTCACTGGGGTCAGCTTGATAGGCCCGAGCACGGTCACGACGGGCCTGGCCACCTCCTTCACCGCACTGATCTCAGGCACCAGCGGCAGCTACACCTACAGCTGGAGCGGGGCTGGTGTCACCTTCGGGAGCCCCAGCAGCGCAACCACGACCGTCACCGCCACGAGCTCGGGCAGCAAGACGATCACCTGTACCGTGACCGGCGGCGCCGTCGTTCGCACGAAAAGCAAGACGCTCTCGGCGGTGAGTGCCAGCACCCTTCCCGTAATCGGGACAGTCAGTCTGACGGGTGACACCACGACGACGAT